CATCCTACCTACGATCAAACAAGTCCTTTCTATCCTCCAAGCCTCTGTGATATCGTTTGGCTTCTCCCACTTGCCAGCCTCATCAAGGTATAGCATATGAAGCTTCTCACCGTCGTATGCGTTGGTGGTGGTGTTCTTCCAGTTTACAACTGTATTGAGAGCCTCCCCTACGTTAGATGTCTTATTCTTCTTTGTGATCCTCTTAGAAGGCTCCCTAAAGGCAAGCTCCATACGAGGGTTTGTTGTACCATCCTGAATAGGCTTGAAGAAGAATGGGTAGTTCCTGAATATAGGGACCACCTTTTTCATGAATATATTCTCTTGAGCGTCCTTACCAGTCTTTGACTGTATGCCTAGGAGCTTTTCCTTAACCTGCGTAGACTCGTCGTTAAGTACAGAAGCGCATATATTGGTGTAACCAGAACGGCGGCACTTAGTATATAGCTGACCAATACAACGTGGGTCAAGCTCGCACGCAGCCATGTGAAGAAAGAGGTCTCTTTGAAAATTAAGGAACGAGGGGTAACCGATATCAATCTTACTCCATTGTAAGAACATGTAGTGTCGGCCAGTAATATATGTAGGTTCGCCGCAATTGTAAAACCAAACACCGTTGCGCCTACGATCAAATTCCTTTTTGATATAGTTGCTGTACTTGTCGCGGAACTCTCTGGGTCTCTCCAGCCAGTCATCCATACCTGTAATCTTTTGCAGCTCCTCTGGCACAGGAAGTCTTCCCCACATTTGCAGCTCCTCTGGTTTTTCATGGAAGAGAATCTCCTGTCTTTCTGGGACTTTCGGAAGAGCAATGAGAACCCCATAATGCTCGATGATTTCTCCGACTGATCCGTTTGGGTCAATAACGACAGCTTTATCATTGTATCCTTTTACTTCGATTAAATTCTGATTCATTGATACAAAGATAGCTAGAAGTCAAACCTCAGCTTCCACATCAGAAAGTAACAGGACAAGTGCCACTGTCCATCATAACCAAAACCTCTTGGCTCTCTAGCCAAACAAATAGATGGGATCAAGTACCATCTGTGTGTGCGTGCTTCAATATAGAATGACATATCGTTCATTATGTACCCAAAAGGGGGTTAATGAATCATTATTCATTCATTTATACCCTCTAAGGTGTTTTTATTAATACGTTAGTACTCGAAGCGGGACTTGAACCCGCACGGCCCATTCGGGCCAACAGATTTTAAGTCTGTCGTGTCTACCAATTCCACCATTCGAGCATTGTACTCCCGACAGGGTTCGAACCTGTGACCGTCTGCTTAGAAGGCAGATGCTCTATCCAACTGAGCTACGAGAGCATTGTGCGCCTGCTAGGACTTGAACCTAGGACCTGTCGATTATGAGTCGAATGCTCTAACCAGCTGAGCTACAGGCGCATATAGGTTAGTCTTCGTATTCGTCGTTCCACATAGCTATTACTTTTTACTGAATTGTTCTGCAAAACCACTAGAATAGTCTTTCTCCCCCTCTATAGACCCTGTATCCTTAAGCTCTTTTATCATCTGCTCTAGTCTCTGCCTCTCTACGATAAGCTCTTTGCAGTCCACTGCTGTTTGCTTAACGGCTTGTAGCTCTGCTTTTCTAGCTGACCCGCCAGCTTCTGGATCTACAGGCTTCTTTACCTCTTCGATCATATTGTCTATAGCAATCTCCATGCTGCTCATCAGTCTTTCTGAGGCAGAGATCGTAGTAAACTTAGGCTTGCGCATACAGGAAGTCTTCTGGTCTCATACGAAGATACTCAACACCGTCGATATTCATGGTATATCCGATCTTATGATTGAAAAAAACTTTGTCTCCTATGCTCACCCCGATGCTTTCTATATCATCTGGAGCGTACATAAGTACACCGTGATCGACAGGCTTCTTCTCAAAGGAGACTTTTATCACTCCTGAGTCTGTTGTTTCTTCCTCTGGGGATTTCTCTTCTTTTTTCAGCAGCAAAGCCCATCCAGAAAGTACATTCAGCTCGTTTGTTTCTTTGCTCTTGTAAGCTACTGACTCGCTCATGAGTGGTGTGTCCTTGTCGTAGGAGACCATGTAGTAGTTCTCAAGCGAAGAGATAGGCTTCTTGTCCATGATCACCCTATGGTGGAAATACAACGTATCTCCTACAGCGGCTCCCGTGTCGTGTTTCTCTGGCACTGACACTATCTCTGCGGAACATACTCTGTGCTCAAACTCGTTGAACTTAGGATCTAAGTATATCTTCTGCCCTCCTACCTCTATCTCGTCTTTGAATTTGTTGTCGATCCTGACAATGAATTGATTTATAGATCTCATATTAAAATTTTAGGTCAAACTCAAGCATACATGGCATGTCGTCTACAGCTTTCCACAGAACTGTACCGTCTTCATCTTCTATATACACTAAGTATCGTTTCTTACCGTAGTCGTGGAGGTGCTTCATATCTTCTATGATTGCTGAAACCTTTCCCTTCCCTGCTGGCATACCTACGTAGTAAGCCATACCGTTCTTAGGGTCTTTCCCTATAACGATCTTTCTTATCAACCCGTCCATCAGTTCAAGCTTATACCAGTTCCGTTAAGAAGATCATCCAACCCATCTTCGCTTTTGTATACCTCATCCATCATCTCTGCTACTTGCTTTAGCTCCTCTTTGTCTCTAAGGTTAAAGCTGTAGAGCGATCTTACGTTGAAGAACTCTTCACCGCTATCTCCATCCTCTTCTGTATCTTCTATCACACCTACCATTATAGCAGACATTATGACGGGTCTCATCTCAAACTTGTCTATAAGATTCTCTATCTGTATGACACGATCTTGGACTTCCATCAAAAACTCAAATACTTTATCGTCCATATTCTTAAATTTGTAAACAAAGATACAGAATTAAAAAGATGCCTAGATCCATTATAAAGAAGATAAAGAAGTTTAGGGAGTTCTCTAGGCTAGACAAGCGATACGTAAAAAGGAACTACCTGAAGCACTTGAGAAAAGCTAGATCTATTATGGTGGATAGTGGTATCCCCAACAGGTATCTGGACTTTATGCTGTGGTGTTACGATCTAGAGTTCTTCACTATAGACTTCGCTGCTGAAACCTTTGAATACAGGAAGAGTAAGTTAGCTGACAGGGTTATATACCCTATGGTCAACGAGGGTTTGCTATACAAGCACTTTGACAAGCTCACCCCAAGCGGTAGTGAATCCGACTATCTCTTTAGAGACGAGACGAAGTTCAACTATCGCGTGAGGTATGCTTTAACTCAAAAAGGCAGGTTACACGTCCAGAGGTTCTACAGGTTATGCGAAGGGCTTATAGAAAGTTAAGTTCCTTTCCTTGACAGCCCTCAGCACTTCCATCCTGTTCTCAGAATCCTTTTTATAAGAGACGTGAACCCATGCAGGATTGTTGTCATCACCAAACTCCCATATGAGCTGATCAAACTCCAGATTGTCTTTGATATAGTCAAAAATTTGTCTATTGCTGACTTTACCATAGATATCAGCGTCGATATCGAGCGCTTGACCAGTAATATGTTGCGAGCGTCTTGAACCGCCAATCGCATCGTTGAGTTCGTCTGATCTATATCCAGAGGATATTCCGATCGGTACACGAAAGAAGTCTCGTAAGGGCTGAAATACATATCTAGCTATACTCTGCAAGTTATCAATTACCTCGATAGAAGGTTCATTATCTATCCCCTTTCTTATCGCTGTTACTGACTTTGTAGCCTCCCTTAAACTGAGATTTTTGCTTAGAAGCATCTATTCTGTTCTTCTTCTGTGTTTCCGCTATCCACTGAGGAGATATCCTCTTTACTCTTGGGTTGTGGTATTTCTTGTTCAAGAAAAAACCTTATCGGTTTCTCATCTTGCCTAAGAGCATCTGAAGACGACGGCTAGAGTCCATATTACCACCAGCACCGTATCTCTTTACATTACCACCACCATAGTACTTCTGTGGGTCACCGCTCATGTCTGGACGCTTATACTGATCCATACCCTCACCGAGCTCAAAAGCTCTCTCGTCAAGAACGTAATCACCCTCTTCGTTCATGTAGATAGGGTAGTCATCATCAGCAATCATGTCACGACCTTGCTCATCACGAGAAGCAGAATACTCATTCCAGTTGCCGTATACCTTGATCGTGTCTTGACCGTTAGGGTGCTCATACAACACATACTCACGACCAGTGGGTTCGTCTTGCTGTACAGGAGAAGTGTACTGACCAGTCATAAGCATTGGTCTTTCCTTCTTAGTCTGTTCTTTCTCTCCTTGCTCGCCACCTTGCTTTTTCATCATGGCTTGCTTGAGCATGGCCTCTAAACCACCACCCTCGTTAAACTTCATATAGTTCATGACTTCTTCTTTTTTCTAGCTCTGATTTTGTCTTGCTTCTTTTCCTGCTTGTCTTCTTGCTTGGTAGCACCCTGATAGTCGTACTTACCCTTAGCCTCTTTCTTATCCTTCTTCTTGGCTCTAATGCCTTTACCGATATCAAGCTTTCTCATCATTCTCTTCCTTAACAGGTTCTACAGACTTCTTGGCTTTCTTCTTTGGCTGCTTCTTCAAAACAGCTACGAACTTCCCGTTGACATAACTGATCTCGTAGTCCTTGGCAGACTCCCCCAGCTTGTTCAAAAGGAATTCTTTGGTATTTGCTATAATCTTGTTCATTTTAAGCACTTGTGCAATGCAAATATAAAAGATTATCCACTCACTCAAACAAGACCAGTAGAACAGATTCAGTATGTACAGTCTTTGTGCCTATACAAATCCTACCGTCACAGCTTAATTGCTTTAAGTACACCCAAAACCCCTTTCTAAACTGCTACCCCCTTTGATTTGCTGGCAAAGTTACAAATAAATTCTGACATATGCAAGCTTTTCACGAATAAAGTTTAAAAAAGAACAGAGTTACTGTGTAACAGTTAGTTACGAGAGTCGGTTAAAGTAAATTCTAAGCGCGAAAGAGATCTATGGGCTGAAAAATCGGTTGAGAAATGTGTGATGTGGGGATTCAACGTAACATAACACACACGCGAGCGTACACCCAAACGCATTCCCATACGTACCCCTTGCTGCTTTAGCAGCTGCCTCGAAAAAACTTTAAGCATTTAGGTCAACCCCACTGGAATTCAGCAAGTTAGAGGAGTTGAGTTAGAGGATAGAGTGAAGTAACAGACGCTAAGTGACTGATACTCAAGCACTTGACAACCCATCCCCAAACCTATGCTTCACCTCCAAGCAACCCCGCACGGGGGCACACATACGGGGCACGGCCTGCACCCTGCGCCTTCGCGCTGCACGCTGCACATGTGTACACATACGCGCTGCACACGCTGCACATGTACACACGGTCTGATGGGGTTTCTTACTATACGTAGTATAGTAACTTTTTTATCAGAAAAAAAGATTTGGAATTTCGGAATTCGTTTCCGTATCTTTGCAGAGCCGATGGCAACGTCGCCACGGCATCAAACCTCTCACTCATGGCAAACGCCACCTACACTCCCACTCACTGCCCAACCACAGGGCGCAAGTTCAGCAAAGCTGAACGTAAGGCTGCAAACAAGGCCAAGTACGCAGCACTTCGTGCTGAACAACCCAAGACAGCGAAGCCGAAGGCTTCCAAGCCTGCCAAGCCGAAGGCTACTCAGCCGAAGGCTGCTCCTCAGCCGAAGCCTACACCGAAGGTGACCAAGGCTGGACTCATGCGGCTCACGAAGGCCGAACTCGTGGCTCTCATCCTCAAAGAGGATGTGAAGCCTGCTGAGGTTGCCAAGCCGACTGCAAAGGCGAAGCCTTCAGCCCCCAAGCGCACCAAGCCCTCTAGGGCTTCGAAGCCAACCCCAGACCAACGCCTTGAGGCTCGAATGCAGCGTGAGTCTCTTGCAAAGCAAGAGGGAAAGCGAATCAAGGAGGCTGACAAGGCACGTAAGGTGGTCAGCAAAGCTGACGGCAAGGAGGCTCAGCCGTTCGAGGAGCGTGTGGAGGTGACCGTCCCTGCGAAGGAGCACAGAGCCAAGCGTGAGGCAGTCACTGAACTGCTTGGTTTGCAGGGCCTTAGCGTCGAGGATGCAGCACGCCGTGACCGCATGATTGCGGAGCGTGAGGCACTTGAGGCCGCGTTGCTCGCTGACTTCGGAGGCTTCGAAGATGCCCCATTCTGATTGATTATCAACAACTTAACTCTCACACATATGAGCACATTCAAGCAAGAGCGCGTGGTGGAATTCTACGTTCACACCACTGACAATGAGGACGTTATCTGGTTTCGTCGCTCATGCAAGTCACCCAACCGCACGAACGAGTACAAGCGCATCATGTCTGCGCTCTCACACCCAAGCGTGAAGCACGTAGGCTGGCGTTTGCTGCGCCACGCATCGCATGATGCTCAGTTGTACAAGCAAGTGGACATGACCACCTGTGACGGCCTACCATTCTGACTCTCAGTGAGTTAGAAAATAAATTTGGAATTGTCAATCTGTTTGCCGTATCTTTGCGGTATCAAAAATCTCTCACTCATGACGAACAATCGCATCGTATGGATGGACACAGACAATGTGTTCGTAGTCCGCAAGGGCACAACCACCAACGCCAAGATTGCCCCGAAGGGGGCCAAGGTAGTTCAAACCTACACCTTCAGCCGTGCACAAGTGGAGCACGTTCGTGACTGCGACCGAGACGGCATCAAAGTAACTCTAAAGAGTTTCTTCGCTCTCGATGCATCGAACTGCCTCGACTGCCCGCTGTCAGGCAACTCAGGCTCAGGCAAGTGCTACACACACAAGTACATGCAGTTCAGCGGCTTCCTCTCCATGATACGTAGTATCATCAAGGAACCTATCCCTACACGGCTTGACGCAGAGATGCGGGGCGCGATCACGAAGATGTGCGAAGGTGTGTATGTTCGCTTCGGCACATACGGGGAACCATCCCTCCTCCCTATCGATTTGGTCGGTGACATGGTACTCGGTGCATCCTCATGGACAGGCTACACACACCAAGCCCTCAAGCCTTGGGCACAGCCTTTCAAGGCCTACTACATGGCATCGGCTCACTCAGACCGAGAGGCTGTCTCACTCACGGGGTGGCGGTCGTTCGTAGCCCGTGACAAGTCAGAGACTTCAGAGGCTGTTGTTTGCCCTGCATCCAAAGAGTCCGACTACGCTAGCAACTGCGCTAAGTGTGGGCTGTGCTCAGGTATGGCAGGCAAGGGACGGAAGAACGTTCAAATCCAAATCCACTAATCATGCGACACACGATACTCACTCACGCACTTGTGGCAGCTACATACGCCACGTACACCTTGCTCACTTCGAGCGGCATCGTGTTCCACACGACAGCCCTCCTGCTGTGCTTCACCATCGCTGCCTTGACAGAAGGCGAAGAGGGCTCGCGATTCATGAGCGAAGTCAGCCTCAGCTTTGCTGTCAACGCACTGGTCTGGATATTCATCCACATGGCAAACCTGCTAAGTCACTGAGTATGATGCACTTCCAAGTATGCTATCGCACAGACGACACGCTCAATCACCCGCCCATCTGGGTGCGTGATGCAGAGGAGGCACTCGCAGTCATGAGGGCGCGAGCAACCGCAGGTGAGCACTCATACGTCTATGCTTACCCTTGGAAGCGTGCATGGTTCCCACAACACACCTTCAACACGGAAGCTGAACTTGAGTCATACATCGCTGAAAATCAGTCAGTTGAAAAATAAATTTGGAAGTTAGCTTCTGTTTGCCTTATCTTTGCACCATCAATTTCAAATCTCTCACCGATGAATTACCCATCACATCTCGTAGCACCACGCTACTGCTCATTCACTCACCAACCCATGTTCGAAGGATGGTGTGTCCAAGACGGAGAAGCGTACATCAAGTACGAGTCTGACGCTCTCAAGTGCGCCAAGGACGCAGGCTATGATGACCTCGAAGAAGCCTACGAAGACGACTTCATCTACTACACAGACTGGGTGGACATACCCGAAGACGAGTGGCACGAAGTGCCCGCTGAGGCTGTCATCAATTCCCTTGTGGATGACGCTGAAATCCTGCTCTTCTACATCGAAGATGAGAAGGTCAAGAACAGATACCAAGCAATCGTAAACAAGTACAAGCAATGAAAGACGAAATCCTCCTGAGGCTCAAGTACGTCGAGGAGACGTATGCAGGCGAAGCCGAGACGTGGCTCGATCCCGTGACAGGCACACACTACCTCATCCCCATCAGCATCATCCGAGACTTGGACAATGCAAAACCCATCAACCAATGAACGACAGCTTCAACACCCTCGCTCGCGTAGTCATCGGCGCGTGCATCATCAGCGTAGTCACTTGCGCTCTCACCTCATGCTCAACCACACGTCACCACAGGGAGTCATGTCCACAAGCATACGGATACAAGAACCACACATACAGCAAGCCTTTCATAAACCACTGATTGTCAGTCGTTTGGAAAATAAATTTGGAAATTAGATTCTTTTTCCCTTATCTTTGCATCGTCAATTCGACACAACATCAAAACATTCTCACATCATGAGCATCACAACAAACAAGCGTCGGCACTCAGGCGTTACTCGCCGCATCTCCAGCACTCAATCCCTCAGCAAGAGCGGTAAGTACACCATCGAAATCAACCATGCGTTCGAAGGCGAAGGCTTGACAGAAGTAGGTGCAGGTACACTCGAAGAGTGTGAGATGCAGTTCAATCATACACAGGTGGAGGTGTACATTTGGGAGCACACCACAGACTACGAGGGTTACCCGAAGAAGGAAATCATCAACAGCAGACGAACTCTGTTCAGAGGGGAGTTCAATGGTGAGGTTCTTGGGGTGGTAAGCGGCTACAATCAGAAGGCTGAACGAGACTACTTCAAGCACAGCCTCTCACCTGCCGAGGCACACATCGCAGTCATGAACTTCGCCAACAAGTGGCTCAAGCAGTAATCGACTGCACACAACCGAGCGTATGCTGAGGTCATCGAGGTATGCGGGAACAGGGTACACCCTGTGGTGGTTCGATTCCACCTTCGGTTCTATTTTCTAATCATCAAAATTCTCTCACATGGACTACAAGTTCAACACCAACGCCCCTTTCTTTCAGCTTTTCGAGAGCGGCATGAACACAAGCGTCGGGACTACACAGGGCACAGCCCCTATCAACACAGCTATGGTTAAGCTGACCTTCACCATCTCCGCCATGCGACCATACGTCAAGTGCGGAATCGCCCCTTACCGAGGCTTCCGCCTGAAGGATGTCAAGGAATTCTACGGCATCAAGGGGAACAAGCAACACATCCTCGATGCGCTCTTGCACTTGCGAGAGACCATGAAGAACTACGAAGTACTCAAGTCAGAAGTTGAACAATGATATTCAAATCAATCATGAACGGACACGCAAACTACGAGACATGGCTCACCCATGTATGGGAAATCCCCACAGCTATCGCTGACTCATTCGAAGAAGACTACCGACCCGATGCTAAGTACTGCCACGAGTGGGTGCAAGAGTACCTGCGCATTCAAGACATGGAGGCAAGCTACTTGTCTGACCTCATCAACAGCGCACTCGACAACGTGAAGTGGTACGAGATAGCTGATTCCGTAAACGAAATCCTTGACGAACGCAAAGAAGACGCGGCATGACACAACATCCATTCAACATCGGTGTGCACTACATCCCCTCCCTCGTGAACGGAGACCCACCTGTGGATCCAAGTGACGAGTTCCATCTCGAATCCTTCATGGAGGAGATTGACCCCATCATCGAAGACGCCAACCACTGGCATTGGGATGTCATCACAGACAGCGAAATCATCTGCAAGTGTGAAGTATCAGGCTTGCTCAGCAATTGTTACGAAGTAACCTTAAATGTTTATCACAAATGACACAGATTAAAAACAGCTCCCTCGTATGGAGCACGGAAGACGTATACGTCAACATGACGGAAGAGATGCGCAACAGCAAGGAGTGGACGGAGGAGGAGTTGCATGATTTAGGTGAGCAGTTCTTCGAGACTCACGCCGATTGGTTAGGCGAGCGCATCAACGATGCTATGAGCGAGTTCCTGCACTTCGAGGTCAAACAATAAAACACAGTGATATGAATATTTACGCAAAAGCGGCTGCGCAAATGCGCAAGGCAGGTATTGATGCATTTGTCGGTACAAGCTTGGGGGGAGGTCTGTTTATCAACGCAGGCAACAGCAGGAGAGATGTCGTTGAGTTACACCTCCGTGAGGTACAGAAATGGGCTAAGTTGTATGGCAATGATGAGGTCGAGGAAATCAGGAACGAAGACCCTCGCTACTTACTTGGCGAGATTGCCAAAATCTTCCACACTCATGGGTGGGTACTACATGACGCAGGCATCGAGCCTGAAGTGACGGAAGCGAACGAGAAATTTTTGGAATTGATTTACAAGGCATTCAAGCCACAAAGAAACTGACATGACAACTTACACATTGACAGAACAGCAAATCAGAAGCCTTTTGAATCAGGCGTTTGACATGGGGTATATGTACACCATGGATATGGTGCACAAGACAGAGCGCAATGCATGGAACAGGGATATGCTCGACCATGAGAATGGCGCACTGAATGACATCTGCGAAGATGTCCTGTCTGAGACACCTGAAGCCCGCAAATCACTACGAATCTTCACGCCATGACTGAAGCAACACGAATCAAATACCAAGCGAACACAGTCACCCTCATGGGTGAAGTGGAGAAGCTGTTGTCTATCGCTGACAGCAAGCCCGTAAGGTTCAAGAACCTCAAGGGTTACAAACGTGAGTACGCTCTCATGCTACTCGAACGAGTGGTGTGGTACAAGCTTATCGGTGGCTCAGGCGGGGCAAACCTAATCGCTGACCTGTACGGGATGTGCAAGAAGAGCGTGTACAAACTTCAGAAGAAAGCTGAAGACCTTGAGAAAGAAGATGTTATCTTTCGCCGACACATCCGAACCATATGCAACAACTGCTCACTCCCGTTCCTTGTGGAGGGGTACACCAAGAAAGACAGCCAAAGGCTCAGATACATTGAAGACCAATTGGTTATGCTCCAAAGACGTAAAGAAGAAATCCTAGAAAAATCAGCATTCCCATGAGTAAGTACAAGATTCGTTTCAACCTAGGCAGAGGGGAGAACTTCATGAAGTGGCAGGTCACCTACCCCGAAGGCAATGTCGAGTACTTCGATCCCGCCCAGTTCACACTCGTCATGCGTGACTGCAAGCTGCGCAACCAACCATCCACCGCACAGAAGATTCACGATGGTGCGAACAAGACTGTCTGCGCATGGATTGATGCAGAGGATGTGGAAGTGATGGAGGATTACGACATTGACATCAATTGGTACAACGACAAGCGCATCAACTTCAACCCTCGCAAGCAACCCAACTGGGTGTATGAGAATGATATTGAGAACATTGACAATAAAGAGTTCTCGTTGTTGACTACGTCAGGACGCAGTGTGTATGTACTGAAGGGATGGTGTTATGAGTGAGCAAGAGAAACGCACGTATATGCACACGATATGGAGTGCTGTGTGCCGATGCATTGACAGCGAGCAGTACACTTACGCTGACGCACATATGCGCAATTACGAATCAAAGGTTAGGCTTGATTGGCCTGACGTAAGAACTGAACTATAAACCAAACATCATGAATGTATCAGTAGACATGAACGAACTTCTTGAGTTTGTCAAGAAGAACGCCGCGATGCGGGGATACCTGAAGAGTATCATCAAGACAGCACCTATCAACGAACCCCTGAAGAAAGACCTTCAGGTCGTGCTAGACGAAACAGATTTTGAATTCAAAAACATCAGCAATGAAAGAGATTGAAGAGTTTGTGTGGGAGTACACGTACAATGGATCTAGGTACGTGACCCCTTCGGGCAGTTGGGCAGATTATCGAGGGACAGATGTCAAGTGCGTACACTACACCAAAGAGATTGTAAATGACTAACGAACTGGCGATTAAGATTTTAAACGAAAGTTTTTCCACAGAATCCTTTCTTCCTGAGAAAACAGCCCTTATATTTGCATCGGAAAACATCGTAAACGACGACATCGAGACGTTCCTTTCTAGGAGTCCGAGTGACCTTATCAGAGAGATGAAGGCATTCATGCTTGAAGGTATGGTGCAATACTCAGAGGAAGTTGACAGCGAGTTTCAAGAACAGGCTGACGACATACTCTCAAAAGCAAGCATGACCTTTGACTGCTTCGAGTCGTATCTAAAGATGCATGAAAAGTTAACGGAGGAGAGTAAGTCAGAACGCTGACACTCATGTCCAGTGCGTATGGTGTACAGGGAGAACCTGTAACATAGTATGTGAGAGTACTAGATGAAACAAAGCACGGACACCTCTACTGAAAGCAATTTTTTTTAATTCATATCATATGAACATTAACAAACAACTCCGCGAATTGCAAGCGGAACTTAAGGCCCCCAAGGGGCAACGCAACAGCTTCGGCAAGTACAACTACCGCTCTGCCGAGGACATCCTTGAGGCTTTGAAGCCATTGGCCGTCAAGCATGGACTAACATTTGTCCTTTCGGATAACATCATCGATGTAGGCGATCGAGTCTACGTGCAGGTTACAGCGTCTGTGACTAACGACGAAGGTCAGCTTGCAGAGTCAACAGCTTATGCTCGTGAAGAAGAGAGCAAGAAAGGCATGGATGGTAGTCAGGTGACAGGCGCGGCATCGTCTTATGCTCGCAAGTATGCCCTCAACGGATTGCTCTTGATTGACGACACGAAGGATGCTGATGCCACCAACACACACGGCAACAACTCTCAGCCTACACAGCAAGCGTCGGAAAAGCGTCGGGAAAGTGTCGGTAAAGCAGAGGAGAACATCATGGACAAGGCTGTTGCTTACATCAAGTCACAGACGAACAAGTCAGCAGCTTACGATGCGATCATCTCTAAGTACGGGGATCAGCTTTCTGACAAGCAGAAAGAAGGACTCAAGAAGTTTGTACGATGAAGATGGGATTAGAGAAGGTGGTGAGCGTACTATTTGTAGTAGCAGTCATGGGGTTGTTTGCACTCCCCTTGGCTGTGCTCCCCAACGTATTCGGATACAGAGTCTGTTACTATGCTCTGGCCGTGTTGACACTATTGCAAGTGCTTCGCTTCCTTGTCGCGGTAGTCAAGAGGGCAATAAATGAATTGTAGACAATGAATAATTTGAAAGACCAATTGATGGAGAGATACGGGAAGAGTTACCTCTCGTACTCTTCTATCAAGCAAGCCTTGGGCGACATGGCTTCGTTTGATATGTACATGAAGGGTGAACTGAAGTTCAAGTCAGATGCGCTTGACTTCGGTACTCTTTACGATATGATTCTCTTTGAGAAAGACAAGGCTCTAGATACGTACCAAGTACTGAACGAGCAGAACGTTGTTGACAGCTTATCAGACAAAGCTAGAGCGTCAAAGAAGCCCAAGCTGACAAGTGAGTACAAGGCTGCTATTGCCAAGCTGAACACTGAGGCTATTGAGAACAACAAGGTGATCGTCTCGAAAGAGGATTGGACAAAGGCGAATGACATGATCGACCGATTGATTGACTGCGGCCTAAGTGAATCTCACCTCACTGGCAAGTACCAAGTGGAGTTCAACGAGGAGTTGAACGGAGTTCCTGTAAGGGGATTCTTGGACTGCCTAGGTGACGGGTTTATCAGCGACAGCAAGTCGACTCAGTCTGTTAACAAGTTCAGGTACAGCGTTCGTGACTTCAGCTATGACATCCAAGCTTACATCTATACTCAGGTGTTTGGCGTGGAGGACTTCTATTGGGTGGTTCAGGAAAAGACATATCCATATACTCCCGCCCTTGTCAAGTGCACAGAGAACACTATCTTTACTGGTGAGATGAAGTTTCATCAAGCTATCGACAAGATCAGAGAGTTTTTAAACAAGGGAGATGAGTACTCCCCAATGTCAGAATACGTTGAATTCGAAGTATGACGATAAGCAAAGGATGATGTTGTTTGGACTCATGTCCATAGGCATCTACCTTACATTTCAAGCAATTATTCAAATCTTTTTAAATTTTATTTTATCATGAGCGAGCAAAAGTATGACTCAGACTTGATCGGGTGGGCAGAGGAACCACGCCGTAACGACAACAACGAAGTAGTGTCTTGGACATTGCGACTGAAGGATCACGAGATGAAGGACATCCTTGATAACTACGTGACATCAAAGAACGACAAGGGCCACGGAGGTAATGTGTACCTGACGTTGTTTATGAGCAAGGCAGGAAAGCCATGTGCACGTGTCTACAATCCTAACAGCGAAGCTGCAAAGGAGAAGCGTGCAGAAAAGAAGGTGACACAAGAAAGCACTAGTGACCTCCCCTTCTAAGCTGATTGCATTATACGGTTCTCTGGAATGGGGGTTGAGGGATATTGAATTCCTTGGCCCCCATTCTTTCCGTTGCAATCATGGTAAATTTCTATGCAGGGCACGCAATCATGAAGATGCGAAGATATTTGTTGAGTGGTTGGATGATGATAGTGATGACTTGTATGTGGTGTATATCATAATGAACAAAGCTGGAGATAACTGCGTGCTGTTTAAGGCGGCAGATATAGCTGAGATGTCAAACAAATGGATATCATTCGAATGGATAGCAAAGAAGTACAAGAAGAAGTGGCGGGTGGACTACCACCCATCTACTTCTGCAACGTAAGCATCACGTATAAGAAAGGCAAGAAGAAGCTGTCCACTCACAACAAGAAGGTGGATCTAGTGAGCAGGTACAACACGCCTGCATCTATGCAGAAGGACAAGATTACTATGGATAGGATTGCTGACGATGTGTACGGGTCGGCATACAAAGGTCAGAAGCATATGATGATCAGGAGTGTTAATAGTTACAGAGTAATAGGGTATGTAAACTCAAGCGCAATATGAAGAAACAAATTGGTGGCGACCACTACGCAAAGATGGCGATACAGCCATGGGAGTATGCTGAGCAGAACGACCTCTCCTTCTTACAAGGGAGTGTCATTAAGTACGTCAGCAGGTACAGAGACAAGGGAGGGATTCAAGACCTCAGGAAAGCTATTCACTGCATTGAGTTGATGATTAGCATATTCCCTCAAGAGACTATCGATCGTGTCAACTACAACTTGAAAGACAAATAACCTTTTCGCTGATAGAGACGAAAACACTGACTATCGGCTATTGAGACGAAACCTTTAACACCAAAGAGAAATGAAAACATTTGAAGAACTGCAAGAAGCAGTATTAGAGTGGGCTGACGAGCGTGACTTGCTCGAAGCTAACCCAAACAGACAGTTCCTTAAAGTCGTAGAAGAGCTGGGTGAACTGGCTTCTGCTATGGCTAAGAACCAACGAGAAAACGAGATTGATGCTATGGGAGATTTATTTGTAACTCTCATCATCCTTTCTCGACAGATCAACCTTAACCCAGTCAAATGTCTTGAAGTAGCATACAACATGATTGCTGACAGGAAAGGTAAAACAGTAGACGGAGTATTTATCAAAGACGAATGAACGTACAACTAATCAACATCACCCCTAGTGCTGAACAGCACATCGTAGAGGTGGCAAGGGTCTCTTCTAAGAGGCAAGACAAGAAGCAAGACTACGCAGGTCTTATCAGGTACTTGATCAAGCACAAGCATTGGTCTCCTTTTGAACACGCTTACGCTACGTTTGAGATCCATACAAGCAAAGCTATTGGGATACAGCTTATCAGGCATCGAAGTTTCACTTTTCAAGAGTTCAGTCAACGATACCAAGACGTAAGTCTTATCAACGACGACATCTTCGAACCGATCGAGTTGCGCAAGCAAGCAACAAACAACAGGCAGTCGTCAACAGACTTGTTCGTAGACAAAGTCAAAGTTGAGGGTGGGTACATGAACATCAATGACATGGTGGAGAGTCACTTGGCTAACGCAAAGAGGTTGTATCGTTTGATGCTATCAGAAGGTGTAGCACGAGAGACAGCCCGCATGGTGCTACCTTTGGCTACCAAGACCAAGATCCACATGACAGGATCTATTCGTAGTTGGATTCACTTCTTGGAACTCAGAGACGACGAGCACGCTCAGAAAGAAATCAGACAGATAGCCAAAGAGATTCGTTGCTATCTCAACGAAGCCCTCCCAATCATAACAAAAGCACTTAGCAATGACAGTAACGATATTTCAGAACGTCTTTCAGAAAGACCAGCCCCATCACATACAACTAGCGACAGCCCTCAAGAGGATTCAGGAGGGGAGTTCTGCAACCACGATTGAGAATGTAAGATCAGGAAACAAAGAAGCCAAAAAGGAGCTCCCCGTTGTACTATTCAGCGGGGAGTTTTCATCTCGTAGTGATGAGGCTCTGTTCGAGCACAGCGGATTCATCGTTCTCGACTTTGACCACATTGATGTAGAAAAGTCCAAGTCTGTTCTTTCTACCGACCCGTATGTTTATAGCTGCTGGATATCACCAAGTGGGGACGGCTTGAAAGCACTGGTAAGGATTACAAATCCAGAAAGGCACAGAGACCACTTCAGGTCTTTGGTTACGTACTTTCGGAAGTCTTATGACCTAGAGGTCGATGAGTCTGGAGTTAATGAATCTAGAGCTTGTTTCGAGTCATACGATCCAAACATAATCATCAAGTCAGACTCCCAGCGGTTTGGCGCTTTCGCTTCAGAGAAGTCTGAATCTGTTCAGGAGGCTAGGAAGGGAGTAGTCACTGACTATATGAAGCTGAACCTTGCATGCCGCATTGTCCGTCAAGCGGATGATGGGGAGAAGCACTCGGCTTTACTCAAGGCTTCTAGACTCGTTGGTGGATTTGTAGCTGCTGGCAGGTTAGAGGAAGAAGAAGCGGCAAGAGTCCTGTTCAGGGAGATTTGCAAAAGAGACATAGACTCAGAGGATCACGCCAAGAAGACGATCAGGGAAGGCATTGAGAAGGGCAAGCAAGATCCTATTAGAGATGTTATCGACAACGAGAAGGAGGCAACAAGAGATTTGCTCATCAACGATGGTGATATGTCTTTTATATCCTCTGACGACGAGGACTTCAAGTGGATCAATGACTACGCCAATGGGAACATCAAGGTTGGTTTGGACACTGGAGACGACAACCTCGACAAGTACTTCCGATACAAGAAGGAGTTTGTGATTATCAATGGTCACTCAAACGTAGGTAAGACAACCATGGCTTTGTACATGATGGTCAACTCTGCCGTTAGACACAACTGGAAGTGGGTGGTGTACTCCTCGGAGAACAGAACAGCTTCCCTGAAGATGTCTCTCATGCAATTCTCTGTCAACAGACCAATCGGCTCCATGACATACGACCAAAGAAAGGCAGCATATCGGTGGGTCAATGAGCACTTTACTGTGATCAGCAACCAACAGGTGTACAGCTACTCTGACATCATCGTATTCCTAGAGAAGATTATCAGGCAGCAGGATGTGGATGCTGTCTTTGTTGATCCATACAACAGCCTTAAGCTGGACATGAAGAATTCAAACATAGGAACACATGACTACCACTATGAAGCCGCATCAGAGTTCTTGACATTCTCTACAGCTAATGACGTTGCTGTGTGGTTAAACATGCACGCAGTCACAGAAGCTCAGAGACGTAAAGGAGAGGACGGACTCCCAGTAGCTCCATTTGCAGAAGACACCGAAGGAGGCGGCAAGTTTGTAAACAGAGCAGACTGTTTCGTCACTATACACAGGAAGGTTCAACACCCAGATCACAATCAAAAGAAAACAACAGAATGGCATGTTAGAAAAGTAAGAGACACAGAGACTGGCGGAGAGCCAACACCCTTTGACGAACCTGTTTTATTCACCATGAATACATCAAAAACAGCCTTTAGGGTTAATTCAACTTCAAGTGAACTATTCCAATCTATTGAGAATGAGTTTGATAACTACAGACAATTTAAACTGTCCCCCAATATGAGTTTTCTCAGCGATTAGGTGTAACTTGCAAGTGTGAAGCAACAGCGGAAAGGTACTCAACCAAGAAGAAGCGCTAGAAAAAGGAATTTAGGTAGGTATAAGAGCGGTCTAGAAAAGCAATGCGCAGATCTGTTAGCTGAGAACGGCGTGAAGTTTGACTATGAGGAGCGTGAATACATACTTGTAGATTCCTTCAGATACGAGGGCAAGTACCTCAAGATGACCACTAAGAAAAAAGAACTTAGTGACAGGACTGGTAAGGTAGTACTCCCGATAAAGTACACCCCAGATTTCGTTGACAGAGAAGAGAGGTGGGTTATAGAGACCAAAGGGTACACACCATCACATCACGACTTTCCAATGCGTTGGAAGCTGTTTCTTCGGTATTTAATGACTAACTTTGAGAACCCGCCGATGGTTTTCATCGTAAGGAATAAACAACAGATTGAAGAAGCAATTAAAGTGATAAAGGATGGACTCCAAGGATAGCCTATACAGGTCTTTCTTCGTTGCGTGTGACAGAATACATAGTCTGGTTTCGGATATGTATGAGAAGCTACACGATGTTGACGTAGAAGACAACCAATCCAGCACAGAAGAAGTGTCTGAGATAATTTCAGAGTTCAGGAACGGACTGAACATTGAGATTGACATGATCAGAGAACTTGTAAAGCAGCACAATGAATCGTAAGATAGCTGCTTCTTCCATGCGCATTGGTAAGACTACCGAGATCAGGTTCAAACGCGCTGCTGAGAACATGGGATTCGGGGTCAAAAAGTCTTCATATAAGGAAGACCGATACGATCATGTTGACTTTTGGTTGTCATTCATGGGAGATGGTTCTTGGGGTGTAGATGTAAAAGGAAGTAACCTGCCAGAGTACATATGGTGTGAGTTCAAAAACGTTGCTGGAGAGTCAGGTTGGATGTACGGGAAGTCAAGCATCATAGCATTTGAAATGCCAGAGGTGGGAGGCTTCGTTATTGTAGGTACAGAAGATCTGAAAGGTTACTGCGAAAAAGAAACATCTGAAGAGGTAGTTTCTTCTAAGATCAATGCATACAAAAAGCGTTACACAAGGAAGGACAGACAGGATGTCATCACCTACGTAACACTGCATGATCTTCAAACTCTAAGCACCTATAGGGTGTGGGAGTATGACTGCAAGTATTGATATATTTGCAGCCCTTTCTTTAAAACTTATTTATTCATGAAAAAAGAAATTCCTTGGGGGGAAGTAGGATACCCCGTCTTCAAAAGAACCTACTCACGGCCAATGCAGAACGGTCAAACAGAAGAGTGGGCTGACACTATTGAGCGCGTCATTGACGCATGTAGGGATCAGCTGAATTGTGGTTTCACAACCTTCGAAGAGGGTCAGGTGAGGGACATGATGATGGATCTCAAGGGTACTGTAGCTGGTCGCTTTCTGTGGCAGCTGGGTACTGAGACTGTTGATCGCCTCGGTCTGCCTTCGCTTCAGAACTGCGCCTTCACTGTAGTCGATGACCCTATCCGTCCATTCACATGGGCATTTGAGATGCTCATGCTTGGTAGCGGTGTAGGCTTTAACATTCAAAGAGAGCACGTCTACCAGCTCCCAAAGGTCAAGGCTCGTGTTAAGGTTGAGAGAAGCGACGTTAATGACGCTGACTTCATCGTGCCTGATTCTCGCGAAGGATGGGTAGAGCTTCTTAAGCGAGTATTGGAGGCATCTTTCGTCACTGGTGAGGACTTCACCTTCGGCACTCATTTGATTCGCTCTAAGGGTTCTCCTATCAAAGGTTTTGGAGGAACAGCTTCTGGCCCTGAAGACTTGGTATGGGGCATGATTGAGATCAACAAGGTGTTGAATAAGAAGAGCGGTCGTAGGCTGTCACCAGTAGACTGCTTGGACATCATGAATATCATCGGTCGTATTGTGGTGGCTGGTAATGTGCGTCGTTCAGCTCAGATTGCACTTGGTGATAGTGATGACATTGAGTACTTGCGTGCTAAGCGTTGGGATCTGGGCAACATCCCCAACTGGAGGGCTATGTCCAACAACAGCGTAATCTGTTCTGATATCACTACTTTGCCTGACGAGTTCTGGGAGGGGTACAATGGTAATGGAGAGCCTTACGGATTGATCAATCTTGAAGCGTCTCGCAAGCAAGGACGTACGTTTGAGAATCAATATCCTGATCTTGATGTAATGGGCTTCAACCCATGTGCAGAGCAATCCTTGGCTAACTTTGAGACTTGCTGCTTGGCTGAGATTTACCTACCAAACATCGACAACTACGAAGAACTGCTTCGTGTGTCTAGGCTGTTGTATCGCATCAACAAGCACAGCTTGGCTATCCCTTGTGCCATCAAGGAGACAGAAGATATCGTACACAAGAACATGCGTATGGGTATTGGCGTGACAGGCTATCTTCAGGCTACTGAAGAGCAGCGGTCATGGTTGTCTGATTGCTATGAACAACTAAGAATTTATGACGATGAGTATTCACGACTGGCTGGGTTTCCAAGTTCTATTAAACTCACAACAGTTAAGCCATCAGGAACACTTAGCCTTCTCGCTGGCGTTACATCAGGAGCACATCCAGCCTATGCTCAGCACTACATCCGTAGAATTAGAATGGCATCAGATAGCGCTCTTGTTGGGACAGCTAGAGGGAATGGATACCCCGTGGAGTACGTAAGAAACTTCGACGGTACAGAAGATAAGAGCACGTCAGTAGTGTCCTTTCCTTGCTCCTTCCCCGAAGGAACAGCCTTGGCTGAGGATATGTCGGCTGTGGATCAGCTTGAGGTTATCAAGAGATTGCAAGCAGAGTGGTCAGACAACGCTGTCTCTGTGACTATCTACTACCGCAAAGAAGAACTTGAGCCGATAAAAGAGTGGTTGCGGCTCAACTACAAGAACGTAAAATCTGTTTCATTCCTTTTGCATAACGACCATGGATTCGACCAAGCCCCACTGGAAGCCATCACTAAAGAAGAGTTCGATAAGATGTCAGCGCTTGTTACGCCTATTACATCTCTTACGGCCATCAGCATGGACGATGTTGACATCCAAGATTGTGACACAGGAGCATGCCCAGTACGATGAGACCAGAAGATGACGCTTTGATGAAGATCCTAGAAGAAGAGGGGTGTCATGTATACCCAGCTTTTTCTGCGGCACTCGTTGGCTACTCAAACGGAGCCAAGCTTGTCGGTGTGTATGACTATGCGCTGTGCGTTCATATTCTTATGGAGGATACCATGACATATGAGCAAGCAGTGGAGTGGATGGAGTACAATGTAGTCAGCTCTGTCGGTGATCAATATCCGATCTTCGTAAGCTTTTGCTGATGAAAAGGATTGATCAATGCTGGGTGATGCAGATGTATTATCTTAGCAACGTTACACGGACTAAGTGCTGAGTGACGTTACCTTAAAATGTGAGGGGAGGCCCATTGTAGGCTTCCCCTCTTTGTTTTTAATCGTAAGCGCTGTCTATTATAGACTGTAAGCTGTCTAGCGATACTGTAGGCTCTAGCATTATATTGCCTCCAAACATGGCTAAGGTTTCCTTTCCTTTGTAAACAAGTATTACAGGGACGTTTGGGAGTTTTCTCTGAACCGAAAACGGTTGATCTTCCAGATAAGCATTTTGCTTTTCACATCTCTGTAGCGGAGTTAAGTCAACCGAGCTAGACCTATTCCACCTGCTGTTTATCTGTATAACCTTTACTTCATAGTTATCACTGTTCACAACAGCCGTGGCCGCCATAGCAGTAAGCAAGAAAGCCAATAATATTTTTACACTGCTCATTGCGTCTGATCATAAATTCTTTGCTCAAGTACCTTTAACGTCTCTTTTATTTCTGATATATCCCCTTCCATTGTCATAATGGCGGATCTAATCATCTCATCTTTGTAACGGAACTCTTCTTGACTTACTGTTGGTATTGGTAAGCTTTTGGCTTCTTCTATGTCACTCTGCAACGTGAAGTACAAGCCTATAACCGTAGACATACCAATAGTATATGCTATCAAATCCTTAGCTGTTATGGTAAGGCTTGTGTTATCCAAAAAACTCATAAAACAAAGATAGTAAATATAAAAAGCGTTTTATTTGGAAGCTTTTTTCTTCAGCCTCGACTTCTCCCTCCTACCCCTGTTCTTGGATTCGCTTTCGAACCCAGAGATAGATCCGTTCTTATGAGAGGCATCTAAACCATCACCGTTTCCATAAGTACCTTTCTTCCTGTTGTACTTATTGAGCTTGACTCTGTAAGCAATCTTCTCTGGAGAAGACTGAAACTTCTTGTACTCTTTCTTGTAGTTTCTTTTCTTGGCCTTCATTCTCTCCATATGTTAATCCTGTCCCTGAAGTCTCTCCATGGCTGATCCGTCCTAACTCTTCTGTTTGGGTTTTCGATAGGGGGCGCTTCCTGCCTCTCTCCGTTCATATCGTAGTCATACAATGGACCAGCACATTCCAACCCATAAGCTGTATTAAAGAGCAATACATCTGTAGACCCAATCTGACCGTCGAAGTTTAAGTCACAAGCTTCACAATCCCCAACAGGCTCTTCCTCCCAACAAGCTAGTATGCTGAGTAAGTCGTTCATCCCTACAACATAGTCTCCGTTCACGTCACCAAGACAGGTAGGATCGTTGTCGTCAATGATACTCGTTCTGATGTGATGCATATGATTGTGCATGTACAAGAACTGGTCATTGGTGAAAGCTGTTCTGCAACTGTCTATGTAGTAGTCCATGTGGTTGTTGTGCACATACCCTTCCCAAGGCTTTCCTTCCCAAAACGTCTCGTCAGAACACGTAGGGTCTTCACAACTCCAGTTAACCCCCATAGGTGGAGTGTCGCATATATTGTCTTGTATAGCTGAGCAATCTCCGTTCACGTTTTGGTTGCATATCTCTGTGCCATTGAATGGGTGGTGCAAGCCCAAGTAGTGCCCCACTTCGTGAACAAATGTCTTGTTCTCTTTACGAAGGTTAAGCAAGTAGTCCCCATCCAGTCCGAACACGTTTGTCTTCACCCATACCCCATCCATCCAGTTGTAGAATGCTGGGTTGCGGAAAGCAAAGCCAAGTATGCTGCTGCACATATCAGGGAGCAGGTGCACATTCATAAACTCGTTGGTGTCCCACACCTTGTTGCCTATGTACCCTACAAGCGCAGTCTGACCGTATGGGGCACAAGTAGCCCCTGTAGCCAAGTTGTACCCATCTGATCCACCATCCTCAATCATATCGTGGTACTTGATCTGGATGGTCTCGAAGCTGAACATGTACTCAGCGAACTGCTCGTTCAGGTCAGCCATAGCTTCTTCTACGTGCCACTGTGGGATGTTGGCCCACTCGTCATAGATAGAATAGTGAACGTGAACAACAACCTTGATCTCTTTCCAGTATACATTGGCTGGATTGGTCATGTCCAAATCCTCTCTACCCTCAACAATAAAGTCCTCACCGAGGATAGCGCACGGGGATGTAGTATCTGCTCTCTGTACTGTTTGAGCATCGGTCAGGTTGTAGCCTGACATAAGCATAGCAATCGTCAGGACAATGCCTGACAAGTTAAGTGGGTTTTTCATTATTTTTTATTGGTTGTTTTTTCAATAGTTCTGCCAGCAAAGTAAGCTCCAAAAACAGTGAGCATCAATACTTGCAGCAAATCTATGAAAGAATCTCTTGGCATAAACTGCTCATTTAGAGCATCCCACAGAGTTACAACCATGAAAAATAACAATAGGGCTATCATTATACTTGGCCTGATAATTTTAGCAATTTTTACATCGCTAGACATGTCAGCTTCCCACCTCCTAGTAACATTTTCTTGTCTTGCTATCTCAATCTGTGATTTCAAGTTCTCGAATTCCATCTTGTCCTGAGCAGGTATTTCTGGGTCACTATCTACCAGTCGTTTTATAACACCCAGTACACCAGCGTCTGGCAAAAGGTCACCAGCAATGTCCAGTATTTTAGGTGATTTACTTGACAGCCACTCACCTATCTTAGTGTCCTTTATTGGCTTATTCATCTGCGATAGTTTTTAGGTATTGTTTTTCTATGAAATCCAGAGCCTGTATTGTGTGAGGCTTGAAGCTGTTCCCATCGTATTCCTTCAAGGAGTTGTAGCTGTCATGTATCTCGTTCATAGCCTCAATCCTTTCTTTATCAGTCATCTTGAGATACTGCCTAGAGTTAATCAACGCCTCAAGATCTTTGTACCTCTGCTTCCCAGATATCTCCATGAGCTTGTTTATCTGATCTGTAGTGAGCGCAACACTACCGTTAGAGAACTCTTCATCCTCCATGAACTTATACTTCTTGCCAAGCTTCTTGAAGGCCACCTTTTCTTTGTTTGTTCTCAGGCTCATTGAAGGGACACTGATCTTTCTCTTCTGGGCGTAGTAAGGAGTGCCAACAGCTTTGGTCAGATCTTCTGTTCTCTCGTACAGATTCCATATCTCATTGGACACGGCATCCGCTTCTCCCTGCCTAGACTTAGTTATGTCAAAGATCTGATACGCATACGGGTTTGTACCTCTGGGCGTTTGCTGTATAGGCTCACCCTTCCAGTTTACCCTCACTGGTATACCATCTGTATTAAGGACTCTGTCCTTGATAGTATACTCCATCTTCTTCAGTATTCTTTCTTCCCAAGGCATGTCAGATGTTATCCTCATGTCTGGCATATAATCCCTGTCCATTCTGTTAATGGCAGACAGGGTGTTTGGAAGAACGGTTGCGGAAACAGCTTGGAACATAGACCCCATCCATCTCTCTGATGTTTTCTCAAGGTCATCTACGTCTGATGAAGACAGCACATTAACCAAGTTTGTCATCCCTTGCAAGAAGCTCTGATCCATCATGTGAGCAATTGAAGAGAATGCGTTGATACCGAAAGCATCTCTAAGGATCTTGTTTGCAGAGAAGGGATCAATCTCAGCATCGCTCATGTCTCTTTGAGTAGACTTAGCCATTGCTCCGAAGATTGCACCCAACACTCCAAGCTTGTTATAACCAATAAAGAAATCATCTCTTTCTTTTTCAGGAGATCCTCCGTTGATCCATCTCTTCAGTCCAGATACATTGATACTGTTCGGAGGGAACTGGTCGTAAGCGATGTTCTTTTCTTCTTCCTCATCCCACTCAATAGCCCCAGAGAGTAGACCCTCCTTTACAAGCATAGCTGCTGTTTGAGCAGCCGCTGTACCGATAAGAAGCTTAGCAAGAGTCTGAGAAGCTCCTCTTGTGTCGTTGTTGTTCAACTCAGAAAGCATCCTAGGTATAGCTATGTACGGGGTCACAAATGTGAGCGTATCGTACAGGATGTTTGCTGGAGTCCTGACGTAAGGAACATTTGCTCTGACGAAGAACTTACCAAACGCTTTACCATCAACGTAAGGCATCCAATCAAACCCTCTAGAGAACAGCTTCTCAGCAAACGCTACAGCATCCTCAGCCATTCTGGAAGCAACAGTCTCCTCTTGGAACGTCAGTTTTCTTCCTTCGACAGCTGCTCTTTCCATCTGCTGCCTTGTTGGATACTTGAGGAACGACTTAAGTGCTTCACCTTCCAGTCCCATAGCTAAACCTGCCTGATAAAGCTCGTGTCCTTCTACCATCCTTCTGAATGGCGTATCACCAAGTGACAAGAACCTGAACATAACCTCTGCTGGCACGCCAAGAGTACCCTGAACGAACAGCTTTGCCCTTTGAGAAGCAGATGCCTTTCCGTCTGGACCAAGCGGCAGCATGTCACCACCTTTGTATGCAGCGACTATAGATCTGAACGGAGCAAAACCTCTATTCATTCTCCACTCAGTAACTCCTGACTCCTGACCAGTTACGATCTGATCGAGAGCTTCTACGAATCCAGT